GCGTGTGGTTTGTTTCGTGATTCTGTTATGGATTCTGTGTTGCACCATTTGGATCAGCCTTCACTTAATGAGGCTGTCAATGGTGCAGCTTTGCGTGACCTCGGTGATCAGCAAGCCTGGAACAGGCGGTCTGCCACTAGCAACATCTCACCTTTAATCGCTGCAACTAATGCGCTGTATGGCGTGCAGTCGCAGGCTGTCGCTTCTGGTGATCCTGAAGTTTATTTTATCTAATCGTGGAGGGTGATTGTGTTTAAGTCCATCCTCTTTCTTGTCATTGCTGGCACGCTGATTGTTGCTGGTCTTGCATGGATTCTGCCTGCTCTCGGCGTTATCGCTGCTGGTGCTTGCATTGGTTTTTATGCGCTTACTCGTGAGGATGGTCAATGAGGTTAATAGATTCCATTTTGGGACGCGAACCTTCACGCGCCATTGAGTCAAACATGGTTTTATCTGAAACGTGGAAGTCAGTCACGCGTGAGCGCGTGGGCGATAACTTTACATCGTGGTCAGTTGATGGTGTTGGTGGCAATCCAATTGTGTTCGCCGTACTCAACGCGCGACTCAATTTGTTCACTGAAGCTGAGTTCAAGTTTCGTAACCTGTCGGATAAGAAACTTTATGGCAACCCTGACCTGTTGAAGCTTGAGAAGCCTTGGCCTAATGGCACCACTGGTGATCTGTTGGCACGCATGGAGCAGGACGTGTTTCTCACTGGTAATGCGTTTATTCGTGATGCTGGTACCAGGCTTGAGCGTTTGCGTCCTGATCGTGTTGAGATTGTCACGTTGCTTGACAATGATTCTGGCGCGGTTGAGGTTGTTGGTTATGTGTACCGCCGTGATGGTATTGGTGAGGAGTTTTATCCTGTTGAGCAGGTAGCTCATTGGGCACCTATTCCTGATCCTTTGGCTGATCATCGTGGGATGAGTGTGCTTACTCCAGTGGTGCGTGAGATTAATGCTGATCTTGCTATGACTATTCATAAGCAGACATTTTTTGATAACGCTGCCACACCTAACCTTGTCATCAAATACAACACGAAACTGACCAAAGAAACTATTGATCGTTTACGTGATCGTTTCAATGCTCGCTATTCTGGTGCCACTGGTGAAAAAACAATGGTGCTTGACGAGGGTGCTGACATGACCATTGTTGGTAATTCGTTTGAGCAGATGGCTTTCACTGATGTGCAGAAGGCTGGTGAAGCTCGTATCGCTATGGCTGCTTCTGTTCCTCCGATTGTGGCTGGTTTGCAGTCCGGTCTTGATGCCGCTACGTACTCAAACTATGGGCAGGCGTTGAAGGCTTTTGGGGATAACTTTATGCGTGCACACTGGCGCAGTGTGTGTGCAGCTCTTGAACCGTTGGTCAATGTTCCTGATGGTGCGCGTCTTTGGTATGACGTTACTGATATTGCCGCGTTGCAAGAGGGTGAGTCTCAGCGTGCTGAGGCTAACCGTACTCGCGCAACGGCAATGGGTGAACTGATCCGAGCTGGTTACACACCTGACTCTGTGACTAACGCTGTCAACGCCGATGACTTTTCTTTACTCTCACACACTGGCGCAATTCCTACTGCGCTTTATCCCAATGGGCAGGTACCTGCATAATGATAGATTTTACTCGCGCGTATCCACTTGAAGACATCACTATTCGTAGTGGTGGAGACGGTCGCACTGTTGAGGCTTACGCTGCAGTCTTTGATGTTCCTCAGCGCATTGTTGATGGCAGTGGCCAGTACCTTGAGGTCATTGATCGTGCCGCGTTTAATAAGACGCTTGCCGATAAGGGCACGCGCTTTGGTGTGTTTTACAACCACGGTCGCACCATTTGGGGCACCCCATCAGATGCGTACTCTATGCCAATTGGTACGCCTGAGAAGATTGTTGCTGATGGTCGTGGTTTGTTGACTGTGACGCGTTACAACAATACGCCTGTTGCTGACCAGGTGCTTGAGGGTATCCGCACTGGCGCGATTACTGCGCAGTCTTTTAGTGGAGCGTTTGTGCGCTCTGACATTCCTACTCCGCGTGGTGGTTTCAAGCCTGCAGCTGATGGTTCACTGCGCACTGTTGTTAGAACGGAGATTGCTATGCGCGAGTATGGTCCGACACCTTTCCCAGCTTATGAGGCTGCAGAGATTTTGGGTGTGCGTGCTGCAGAGATTGCACAGGTTTTGGCAAGTCTTGACGCTGATCAGCGTGCTGAGATTGCGAGCCTCCTACAGATTCCCGTTATGCGACTTGACGAAGTTGCTGATACGGATTCCAGCACCTCACTTGAGGCCGCTGCCGATGAGCCGGTCATTGATGATCACTCTGCTCGGACAAACCATTCATTTCAATCCTTACGCCGTCAGGCGCGAGAGAAAGGGGTGCTCTGATGAGTGCTCGTATTGAAGGGCTGGCCTCTGAACTTGACGCATTGCGTACTGAGATCACTGAGCTTGATTCCCTAGAAACTCCTACTGAAGTGCAGGCAGCTCGTTACGCTGAGTGCATCTCTGAGTGGGACAGCAAGAAAGCTGCACATGACGATGAAGTTGCGCGTGCCGCTAAGTTGGAAGAGATCAACGCTGCACCTTTGTCGTTCAAGCGTGAAGCTGGTTTCTCTGCTCCTAACGTGATCGTGCGCAATGACCCATTTGAGAATGTGTCTGCGCTTCGTTCAGATGATTACAGCAATGACACTGTTGCTCGTGCCATCACTGCGTTTGAGACTTCTGGTCGTGGCGTTTCTGACGCTGAGCGTGCCGAGGTTATCAACAAGATTGAGAACATTCCTGGTGCCGCTGTGCACGCACTTGTGCATGGTTCTCCTGCGTACCGTTCAGCGTTCAGTTCTTGGATGAAGTCTCAGGGACAGAACACGTTGCTCACTGGTGAAGAGGCTGATGCTGTTCGTGCGTCTATGTCTTTGACTGGTGCCAATGGTGGATACAGTCTGCCTACGTTGCTTGACCCCACGTTGATTAAGACTGGCACCGCCACGCGTAACCCGATTCGTCAGGTTGCACGCGTTGTTCAGGGTACGCAGAATGTGTGGAATGGTGTTTCTGTTAATGGAGTTGCTACCTATTGGGTCGCTGAAGGTAGCGCATTTACTGATGGTACTCCCACTTTCTCTAACCCTTCTGTCACGGCTGGCAAACTCGCCGCCTATCTCACGGGTTCTTTTGAGGTGTTTGACGATTCTAACCTTCAAGCACAACTGCCTGGTCTGATTGCTGAAGCGTTTGATTACGCTGAAGGCACCGCGTTTATCAGTGGTTCTGGTACTAATGCACCTAAGGGAATCGTTACCGCGATCTCTGCGACTGCTGCTTCAACTGTTACCGCTACCACGCGTGGCTCGTTCACTTCAGCTTCTGTTGCTGACGTGTTCGCAGTTGTTAACGCTGTTCCTCCTCGCTTTGAGGATAACGCCACGTGGGTTGCTAACAAGGCGTGGTTTAACACTGTTCGCCAGATTGCTAACCCTTCAGCTGCTGGTCAGTTGCTTCCGCCTGCTGACACGTCTCTGCTTGGTTCGCCAATCATTGCAAGTTCTGACATGAGTTCTGCTACCACCTCTGGTACCGTCATGGCTATTCTCGGTGATTTCTCCTCGTTCGTAATTTACGATCGCTTGGGAACCACTGTGAATTTTGTGGAAAACGTCGTTGATGGTTCTGGTCTGCCTCTCGGACAGCGTGGCTTGGTTGCTTACAAGCGCGTTGGTTCTAACGTCACTGACTTGAATGCTTTCCGTTTCTTGAAGGCCTAGTCACAATCTAGGACTCGCACCAAAGTTAAGCCACGAGCCTCTGACTTTGGTGCGAGTTCTGGGACCAAACAAAGTAGGGACCAAACAGTATGCCTAGTAAAGCGAAAACAAATAAGCCTAAAGCTGTCAGCCTTGATCGTGTGGTAATCGGTTACATTCACCCAGGTCAGGTATCAGCGTTTTTCACTCACTCATTGATCATGTCTCTTATGCATGATCAGGGTATGAATAAACGTATTGTTGGTATTGAGCAGGACTGGTCTTCAGCCAATGTGTCAATGTCAAGAAACGATGTTACTCAACGGTTTCTAGACGATTATGATGCTGAGTGGTTGTGGTGGATTGATGCTGACATGCAGTGGGAGCACACTGCTCTTGAGCAGTTGCTTGAGGTTGCTGACCCTGCCTCTGCACCTATTGTTGGTGGTCTTTGTTTTGGTGCGAGTAATGGTGAGTTGTTTCCCACTATTTACCAGCTCGCTAAAATTGATGGTGATATTACCACTGTTCGGATGCACGACTTTGAGCCGAACACTGTGATGCCTGTTGCTGCTACTGGTGCAGCATTTTTGTTGATCCATCGTAGTGTGCTTGAGGCTGTTAAGGCTCGCGCCTACAACAAAACTTTTACATGGTTTCAGGAAACTGAGATGAGTGGCAGGCCAGTTGGTGAGGATATTACTTTCTGCTTGCGTGCACTTGAGTCAGGTTTTGCTACTCATGTTCATACTGGTGTTGAAGTCGGACACCACAAATCGCAACTACTTACCGCTGATCTTCACCGAGCGCAACGTGCACAAGTGAAGGCTGATGAAGTTTCTAACATTGAGGAGTAATTGTGGCTAGTTCATACCCTGGTGGTTATGATTCTTTGGCTAAGCCCACTGCCACGACTAAAGAGGATGACGCTGGTTTTGAGCACGACATTGTGCACACCAATGAGGCTAACGCTATTGAGGCTGTTCAGTCCACGCTGGGTCTAAATCCTGAAGGTGCGTTCACCACGGTTGATGACCGTATTGCTGATCTTGAAGTTTTGGGTAAGCCTGTTTTGTCGTTGGTGCGTAATGCCACTGGTTCACCTTTGGTTAAAGGCGATGTTGTTTACACCTCTGGTGCTAATGGCACGCATGTTCAAGTTACTAAAGCTCTTGCTACTAGTGATGCCACATCGGCTAGGACGATGGGTTTTATTTACGATGACATCGCTAATGGTGCTGATGGTTATGTGATCAGTGAGGGATACCTTGAGGGTATTGACACTGCTGGTAAAACTGTTGGTTCTATTGTGTATTTGTCTGGGACTACTGCTGGTGGCTGGATTACCACTAAGCCTGTTGCACCTGTGCACATGGTTTATCTTGGTGTGATCACTCGCGTCAATGCTAATAATGGTTCTATTTATGTGAAGATTCAGAACGGTTACGAGCTTGATGAGTTGCATGATGTTCTGATCACCAGTAAGACTAATGGTGATTTGTTGCAGTATGAGTCAAGCACTAGTTTGTGGAAGAATAAGGCTCAGTCCACGTTGACTGTTGCGCAGTCCCAGGTCACTAACTTAACTACTGACCTGGCCGGTAAGGCTCCAACGACTCGCACGATTAGCACTACTGCGCCTTTGGCTGGCGGTGGTGATCTTTCAGCTGATCGTACTTTGAGCATTGCTGATGGCACCACGTCTGTTAAGGGTGCAGTCCAGTTGACTGACTCTACAAGTTCAACGTCTACGACCACGGCGGCTACACCTAATGCGGTGAAGTCGGCTTACGATTTGGCCAATGGTGCTGTTCCGAAATCCACGGTGACCACAACCGGTGATTTGATTGTGGCCAATGGTGCTTCATCGGTGACGCGCCTTGCGGCTGGTACCGCTGGTCAGGTTTTGACCGCGAATGGTGCTGGTGTTGCTCCTACTTACCAAGCGGCGACCGGTGATGGCAAAGTTGTTGTTCAAACTAATTCGCACACCCCGAACAACGCTACGGGCAACAACGGCGACATGATGATCACAGCCTACGACCCCTTAACCAGCGAGCCTGTTTATTCTAAGGTCGTTGGGCCAAAAGCATCCGGCGCGTGGCCCGCTTCTGACGCAATCAACGCTGGTGGCGACCGTCTGTTCCTGCCTTTACGTTCTAAGACGATGAAGCACGCTGACCTTGTTCCTGGGTGGCGTATGGATTTTGATACAGCGTGGGCAACGGGAACTGTGCCAACCGACCTCAATAGGAATGGAACATTTGGCGGTGCGTGGTATTCGTCGTCCGCTGGCACATACGCAGGAATATCGCGCTACCGTCAGGCGGCCGGTGCGCCTTTGGCTTTCTTTTCAGGTCAGTTCACAATCACAACGTTGCCAGAGTCGGGCCGTTTCTTTATTTTTGGCAACGGCATTGGTTCGGCCGGATGGTACGGATACGGTTTGCGGATTGAGAGCACGGGCGCGGCAACTATCCGACTCGTTGACCCTTTTATTGGCCCGACGGATTTGGCCCTTGCGACAGGTATGACGGTGGCGGTGAACGACACGATTGTGTTTGAGCGTTTTGGGTGGCGTCTTACGGCATACAAAACGTCAGGGACGGGGCGCACCTTGCTTGGCCCTGATAATGCAACAGCGACGAACCGTCCAATGAGTGCGCTGATTGACCCGACCCGTGGCGCGTATTATGCGGACCTTTATTCGGGTTCGTCTTTTGGGTTGACAACAAACTCGGCAAGTGTTCGCGTTTCCAACGTCTATTTTGCAGGGTGATCAAATGAGTGACTTTGTTGTTGGCCCTATGGGTGAACAAATGGACGCAAAAGAATATGCTGAGGCTTGCGCGTCTGCCCTTGCGTTTCAGGCTGAGCAAAACGCTTACATCACGGCTAAGGAACAGGCAGAGGCTGATAGGCAAACTACTTTGGCACAGCCGTTGACTGCTCTTTCTATTGATGGTGCAACGGTTGCCGAAGTTAAAGCGTCAGCTGAGACTGCGATTGCTGATCTTGCCACACAGATGCAGGCAAAGATTGATGCGATCCTTGGCGGTGTGTGATGGCGCAGAATTATCGCACAAACTTTGAGTATCGCAATGCTGGTACTTACCCAGGTGGTGCCCTTTCTGCTGGTCTGTCGTTGGTGTCCACTCGTGCCAGAAGTTCGCTCAGTTCAATTAAAGCTTCTAAGTCTTACGCATCAATCATTAAGCAACGCTCAACCACACGTTAGGATTGTCAATGAGTATTACATCTGGTGGTAGTTGCACTATTGGTGAAGTGTTAATCCTTAACTTTTACACTTTTGATTCTGCTGGTGTGGCTGCTAATGCTACGTCTGTGACGTGCACCATCACGCTACCAAACAACACAACAACTTCACCATCTGTTACTAACACGGCAACTGGCGTGTACCAGGCCACGTACTCACCTGCAGTTGTTGGGCACTTTGGTGTGTATTGGGCAGCGACTGGCACCAACGCTACCGCTAAGGAAGACGCGTTTAATGTTGAGGATAATTCAGTATCCCCACCAATCTCATTGACTGATGTAAAGAATCATCTGAACATTACCGTCACCGATGATGACGCAGAATTGTTGGCAATGCTCAACGCAGCAACTGGTCTTATTGAAGGTGTTGTGGGTCCATTGTCTCGCCGGACTGTTACAGCTGAAACGCACAATGGTGGTCGCACCACTGTGCTGTTGAAGCAGGCACCGATCATCTCGATCACGTCGTGCCTTGAGAATGGGAGCGCCTTGCCCGCCACGTCTTATTCACTTGATGGCGAATCAGGTGTGCTGACGCGCACCAGTGGGTACACTGCTTACACGTGGGGTGGCGATGTTGACTACTCCAACTTTAACAACATCAGCGTGACTTATGTGGCCGGTCGTTCAGTCATCCCAGCTGACCTAGCGCACGCTGTCCTAGAACTGGTGCGTCACCTGTGGACTACACAGCGTGGGTCTGTGCGTAGGTCAGGCACCGATGACTACTTACCTGGTTCAGGTTTCTCCATGCCAAACCGCGTGCGCGAAATGCTGAACCGCTATCAGCAGGTGAACTAATCATGGCTGGCACGCGAGCGTTTGACCTGATCAATTATGTTGTGTCAAGTCTGCAGGCCGGTACTGGTTTGTGTGCACCTGGTGGCACCACTGTCCCTGTGTATGACGGTCCAGCGAGCACACAGTATGACCCACCTGTGTATGTCATTGTGGGTGCTTATGGTTTCGCCGATGAGGATGAAGTACCTGAGATCACGGTTGACGCGCAATGGGCTTCACTTCCTATCGGTGCTGGTCATCGTTCAGAGACCATCAGTGTTCCTTGTGTTGTTGCCTCCTGGAGTGGTGGACAGGACTGGAGCACTACACGTGGTCAGGTCGCTACAGCTTTTGATGCTGTCTCAACTGTGCTGATGACTAAGGCAACGTGGGCTGGTATGACAAACATTGACCAAATCATTATGACAAATGTGCGCATGACGCAGACGGCAACAGACCTTGGTATTCAGGTCATGATGACGTTTGACATTGATGCCACATTCCGCGTGTAGGGACCACAATAAATGTGCCGCTGCCCAGTGGCCAAAAGTACGGAGAGGGTAAGAGTATGGCGCGAGTACGTTTAATCGCTAGTGAACCGAGATTCATTCCATTGATTCAGCGGATCATTGACGTTGACGAGGCGTTTGAGGTAGATGACGAATTGTTTGCTCAACGCGCGTGGCCTGAAAATACGTTTGAGGTACTAACCGATATCAAGAAAGAGAAGGAATAGTCATGGGTTTTGCATCAGGTTTGGTGTCACAGCTGGGCTGGGCAGTGGAAACTACTGCTGGTACCGCTGTAACGGTAAGCAAGTTTCAACCTCACATCAGTGAGGGTATTAGTTTTGAGGTGAACCGCGCACAAGGTGAAGGCCTGCATGGGTCCACCAATGGTGTTGCTTTGCTGTCGCGCCATGTCCTAACCACTAAGTCTGTTAGTGGTGACTTTGAGGTTGAGTTAACTGATAAGAGCCTTGG